TTGGGCACAATGATTATACTACTGATATTTGGTGCCAGACTTTGTTGGATATAAGTGGCCAGCTCAGTAAAATAAAAAGTTTCTCCAAAATCCCAGTTTCCTACTGCGAAAAAAGAATTTATTAATGCCAGGACCTGACTTCTTATTTCACTGTCTGTCAGATTAACATTGGAATTTTTGATAACTTTAAAAGTTGCCTGTAGTTCTGGTCTAGCTTTATTTCCAAACAAAGGTTTAAATTTTGCCGAGTTGTAAATTATTGCGTCGCTAACTGACTTATAGTTTTCTAAACCACTCAATGATAGATTTAAAGATTCCCCGGTGGGTTTAGATGGTTCAGAGATTGTACCTGTAGTATCCAATGCCCAAGCTCTATAGTTAGTTTCATATTCTTTTGTCAAAATATACAAATCTATTAAATTACTTGGGCTAGGGTCAACTCTTCTGCTACCAGGTGCATTGTGTCTATATTGAAAATATAAAGTTGGCCGTCCTATCCTAGCTAGATAATCATTGCTTTCGACCAACGAGCGAACACCGTTGACAACATTCAATATGTAGAATTTTTCATCTGCATATGTATAGAAAATCTGGCCTTCGGGATAGTTATTGATGTTACCGACAATGCTAATTTCATTGGGAAACTCTGAGTTGACTGTACCGACAGGCACTGGCTCAAAACTTACAAAACTACTATACCCGTAAGTTTTTATAAAAAATACAAATTTATTGTACTGAGTTGAAGATTCTAATTGTAAACTTCTAACGTTATTAGAAGAAACTATTCTATAATAAGAGTTGTTGTCAGAAGTATAAAACACTTGTCCTAAAGGATATACATTTATAAAAGGAATAATTTCATTTGTGTTTTCAAATGTGTCTACAATAGGTTGTACAACTGAATTAAAAATATCCGGATCGTCGGGTACGCCATCATTGTTAATATCACTGTAAGTTACTAAAATTTTGCTGGCATCTACGTAACCATCAGATTCTGCAATTTGATTATAGATATAAAATAATACGTTTTCAGTCAGCGGGAACCCTGTGTCAGGATTTCCATTTACTTTTAATACGTTAATACTGTCATTGACAGTAAATCCAGTGACCGGATCAAATATTTTTACCCTATCATCAAAATAAAATTTAGTTTCGGATACACTTTCAAAAATATAACTCAATCCCCTGAGTTGTACAGTATACGTACTGCTACTCAGAGTGAATGCTAACACCCAACTTGAATCTAAGTTTAGTCCATTTGAAGCACCTTGATATTGCTGACTAAATGCATTTTCAATATCTAGATCTTCGCTGTTAACAATTACCCAGTCTTGACTTTCTTGGCTATATCTAATTCCAAATTCTGAATAATTGCTGATTAAAGTAATTAATTGCGAGATAAAAGATGTACTAAAACTATTGCTAAATCCTGGAATCGCCACCAAGGCTTGGGCATTGGACGGAATGTTCATACTTAAAGCCACTGGACCTTGTCCATTGACTAAGTTTCCCTGATTACCATTACCTATTAATTGTGTAATACTGGCATATATCAATGGCTGGCCGTTTTGCGGTACTTGACCACTACTGGGCAAAGGCACAATCTCATTGGCACTGTTAAAATAGTTATTTTGTCCAGGGCTGAATATTATTATACTGCCTTCAGCCATATATTTGTTATTACCCACTACCCCTGGGCCAATGCCTATTTTATTTGTTTGATTGTCAACAAAGTAACCAGAACTAGACCCTGACCCAACTACACTTCTACTCCAAAATAAATTAGACAATGAATATCTATTAAAATATTCATAATAAAAATGTTGCAGTGTTTTGTTACGAACAGCAGGCAGGACCTGATTTTGAATTATTCTATTGATGTCGGACGTAGTGTTGAAAGTAAAATTAAAACTGCTGTCTGCATCTTCCTTGTAAACAATGCCGTCTTCTGCAAAGATATTCGTGCTACTATATCTACCAGTTACATCAAAAACATCTAAATATCGGCTTATACCGCTACTGGTTCTATTAACCGCTTTAAGTTTACTAATTGTGCTATAATTGCTGTAAGGAAAAGTATTGTAGTCTTCTCCTGTGACCATTCTATTTTGTGTATAGTACAATTGCGGAGCTTTAGTCTTTATTTCTGCTAGACTTTCTCTTGGCAGTGCATTGGCCACTGTGTACTTTAAACTGGCAATGATCGTTAAGTTTTCTAATCTGCCACTTCTACTGATATAAGGTATCACAAATCGAATATTAGTCATCTCGTCAGGTGTAATGGTATAACTTAGACCTGCACTTACCCTAAAATAAGTTCTGAATGATCCTTGCGGAATAGCCGCAAAAGTACCGTCGCCAAAAACTAAGTCAATTTGATCCGAACCCCTGGTAGATACTTGAAAACTTTTCTTTGCTGCGTTGTTATTATAGATAATGTTAACGCCAGTCACTGACGGTATCTGTTCCCACTGAGTACCTAATCCCCCTAAACTGTTAACTTCATACAACCATGTATCTGTGTTATTGATGTTATCTGTGTTAATACTAACTAAATTATTAGGGATACTTTCTGCAAAACTAAAACTTTGATTTTGCAAGGTTCCTTGTTTAAAGTAAAAAAAGAAACCAGTATTATTACTGCTATTGCCTAAATTATCATTTTTATAAATGATGTTTAGTGGTTTTCCAGGGGACGGGGAAGACTCATAGATATAATTTTGGCCAACACTGGTACCACTGACAATCTCAAAATTTAGTGTAGCATTTTCTACTTGTGTGCTGTATCCAAATACCGGTAAAGTACCGGGTGGTAAATTTACGTTGTATTCGCTGTTAGTAACACCACTTATCAATTGAGTGTTGGCAGGACGACCAATCTGCTGATTCGATGGCAGTGCTGAGTTTAACACTGTTACGAATTGCTCATACCAATTAATATTACTGCTGTCGTTCCATTTTACAATTAGATTAGTTAGGTCTATGCCGTTGCTATCTTGTAATTGTTCAGACGATTGAACACTTTCAAATTTTAAAAATCCGTTAGCAGTTTGATTTCTCTTGGGAATATAGCTTATAAGTTTGGCTAATTTTAAAACACTGTCACGACGCTCGGCTGTATCGATAAAGTTTTCCCTTGCGTTTAGGTCAGACCTAAACGCCAAACTTTGACCAAGGAATGCAATTAAATCAATTAACGCAACGTATTCGCTTGATTCGATGAAGTCGTTAAAACTTTCTGGATAATAGATTCTTAGATAGTCGATCATCGACTTTCGTAGTGTCTGAAAATCATATGCTTGAAAGTCTGCGTTTCTGAAACTTTCGTATAGTTTAGTCCAGTCCTGATTGACTAACAGACTAGTTTGACGTGTAGTGATGGCCATAGTGTCCCCGTTTTATGTATTTATTGAGAACGAAATATGGTATTTTAAAGAATTGTATTAGATTTTTGACTTTGCTGGTCAAACTGGATAGCTAATTTATCAACTTGATTAGTTGATATATAGATTATTTCTAATTCAATTTGCAGGCCCCGGTCGAATTGAGTCACTATCACATTTTGTACAGCGATTCTTGGATCATTGGCCACAATTTTTTTGATGTCCTGAATAATTGCATTTTTAGTATCTTCATTTAACGGCTCAAACAGCATGTCCCAAATGATAGTGCCAAATTCAGGATTCATTAATTTTTCGCCTTTTCTGATAGCAAAATGATTTTGTAAATCCTGCTTTACTAATTCAAAGTCAGTTAATTTAAATTTTTTGCTACTGCTTAAAGTGCTGAATCCGTTATAAAGTGCCATGTTAATATTTATCCGGGTTTACTAGCATTGCTTGCGGTAATAACAGGCACTTGAGTTTGACTATAAATTCCTCTATTATAATAAGAAGCCGCAGATGTACCATTGGCATCTTGAACTACTCCACCTGTTTTATACCAAGTTGCAGCACCACCAGCACCTACCAGATGTGCTGTGCTTAACAATCCGGCGGCCTGATCTGCGGTAGTGGTTGCCGAAATTACCCCTTGTCTTTCCAAAGTTGCATAGTTTTGACGACTGTAATTATACATGGCAGTTTCTTGAACTGTTTGATTGTTTTTGAAAGCGTCTGAGCTAACCATTCCGTCTTTACCAGTCCAGTTATTGGGATTATTTAACGCTTCTGTGGTCTGCGGTGTACCTGCTTTAACGTAGCCCAAATCTTGAAGGGCAGCTGATCCAAGCTGATATTTTCCTTGATACCCAAATTGATTCTGTGCTGCATAATCCCCACTGCTTTCAGAGTATCCAGTCTGTGCCATAAAAGCCCGTAATTGATCTTGGTTAAGTACTCCCATCCCAGCTTGAGGTATTGGTTGTGATATAAACACTCCTGCAGGAGCCTGCGAAGTCAATGCTTGATTTAAGGCAGATTCTGGTCCCCGGGGAGTAATGCCCACCGGGGGACTTATCGGGTTTCCGTCTATGTCAAATGCCAAACTGTTAAGAAGTTGTTCTTGATTTTCTGCAACAGCTTGTATATTTCCTCTGATATACGGTTCATGAGTAGGAACCTTATAGTTCGTCGATCTGAGGGCATTGGGTTGTACAAACCAGTTGTATCCATCATACTGAGCTTCGTCTAAATTATAGACGCCAATTTTTTGTGGGGGTGCAACTTCTCCTCCCCCTCCCCCACCATTTAAAGCGATTGCAGATCCATTGATACTAATGGGGCCGGAAGCTTTGATAGACATACCGCCTCCTGATATAATGCCCATTACTGACTGACTCTTTAACTGTGCTTGCTTTCCGTAGAAATTTAATGCAGTATCTGCATTGGCTTGCACTACTTGGCCCTGTAATTTTACACTTGCACCTGCTACCATATTAATATTTTGTCTTGCAAAAAAACTAATGGAACTATCACTGTGCATCATTAAATTGCCGCGTGTTCTAATAGATAAATCTTTTCCGCTATATATTAGCACATCCCCTGTTTTTGTTAACTCAACCCATGCTGTGCCAGAACTATTACTAATGTAAATTAATCCTTCACTGTCATTCATTAATATTTGATGGCCATTGGCAGAACGTAATCTTACTAAGTTATTTTTTCCATATAGATCACCGTCATCCATGACAAGACTGTGCCCGCCCACTCGAGTAGTAACTTTAAAGTCATCAGGATTAAATCTACCTGTGGTCAGTTTTTCATTTAAGTTTGAATCATTGGCAGGATCTTGACGTCCCCATGGTCTGCCCGGAGTACTAAATCCAAATACACTGCTAATAGGATCTCTTTGAGAGCTACTGGTAATTGCACCCCTAATAGGATCTCCATCCAACCCTTGTCTAATTAATATAACTGTTTGAGGTATGTGAATTGGTTTTTTAATATTGTTTAAGTTTCCGCCGGCTGAATTGTAGATTGCATCTAAATTATCCAGTGCTTCTGCCGCAGGATAGCTGTAATCAACTCTGAGGTATGGTTCCAGTCCTGCTTCGCGAACACTTGCCTCTTCGATGTTTGAATAAGGCACACATCCGATTGCAGGTATCATATTGCGAGTTAAATTACTGTTAATGCAAGCAAACCAATATCCCTCATTGCTACCAGGAATAAAACAACACAATACTTCACTGCCCACATCGGGCGGAGTCATAAAAAATCCGTAACTTTGAGTGCTTTTTGCAAAAGTATTATCAGCCAAACTTAGAGGTTTTCCCAATTCTCCATAAGCGCCTAGAGTTTTTCCCATGAAAGGGCTGGCATAAGATACTAGTCGCCAGTCTTCTTGACCATCTGGGTCAGGGCCACCAAATTGTGGAATATAAACCCATACCCTGCCGCTACGAGTATTTGTATCTATTTGTTTAACTACCCCAATATAGATACCCGAATCCATGGGTAATTCAGAATTATTTTGATTAATGTAACTAGGTTGTTTAGTACCTAAATAAGATTTATTAAATGACATAGTGTAATTTATTTAAAAAAAGGCTCCATAATCGATAAAATCTAAATCTTCAAGAGCTGCTAATATTTCTATATTATCCGCAGCCGTCCCAATCGCACCAAGCTCGATAGAAGTATCTAAATCGAATTCTAATCCTAGCCCCGAAATGTCTGTGCCAGGCAAACTAGCTATATCTATATCTGGATTTACTGCACCAGTCGGGGCTTCTCCGAACGCACCGTATCGAAGTTCTGAGGCCCTAAATGCATCGTAATCTGCTGGT